CTTCTGGAGCAGTCAAAGATATTAAAGAAAGTTTAGAGTTCTTTGATGATTTTGAAAATGTTATTATCGCATTTGATAATGACAAAGCAGGTAAAGAAGCTTCGCAAAAAGTAGCTAGACTGTTTAAACCTAGCAAGGCTAAGATACTTTCTTTACCTAACGGTTGGAAAGACCCTAACGATATGCTTAGGAGTAATAGGCATAAAGAGTTTGTCGAATCTTGGTGGGCATCTAAAGTTTATACACCTTCTGGTGTCATAAATGTATCTGAACAACGAGACAAGTTCCACAACAGAGAAAAGAAAACAAGCATACCCTATCCTTGGGAAGGACTCAATGAAAAACTTTATGGTCTTAGACAGGGAGAACTTGTAACTCTTACAGGTGGTACAGGACTTGGTAAGTCTTCAGTAACTAGAGAGCTTGAACATCACTTAATAAAAAGCACGACAGATAATGTCGGAGTGATTGCTCTTGAAGAAGACTGGCGAAGGACTATCGATGGCATCTTGTCTATTGAAGCTAACGCTAGACTTTACATAGACCAAGAACGAGAGAACTTCAGTAAAGAAGAACTAGATAAATTCTTTGATGTTCTTTATGATGGAGACAATAAGAACAGAGTCTGGGTACATTCTCACTTTGGAACTAATGACATTGATGACATCTTTTCAAAACTAAGATATATGATTATTGGTTGTGAATGTAAATGGGTAGTAGTAGACCACTTACATATGCTAGTCAGTGCTGTCCACGAAGGCGATGAACGTAGAGCTATAGATTCTATTATGACAAAGCTTAGAAGTTTAGTAGAAGAAACCGGAGCAGGTATTGTTTTAGTTTCTCATCTTCGTAGAGTTGATGGTAACAAAGGACACGAGAATGGTATTGAAGTATCCTTATCTCATCTAAGAGGTTCAAATAGTATTGGACAATTATCAGATTGTGTGATAGCATTAGAAAGAAATCAACAATCAGACGATGCTGATGAAGCCAGAACTACTAAAATGAGAGTACTTAAATCTAGATATACTGGAGATGTAGGACTAGCTTCTCATTTACTTTATGATAAAGATACCGGCAGGTTATCAGAAGTTGACATGTCTGATATACAAGTTAACGAAGACGAACATGGATTTTAATTATGGATTTAGTATTTGACATAGAAACAGACGATTTAAAAGCCACTAAGGTTTGGTGTATTGTTGCTCAAGATGTAGACACAAATGAAATATTTAAGTTCCCGCCTAATAAACTTGATGACGGTGTAAGACTTTTACAATCGGCAGATAGATTAATAGGTCATAACATTATAGGTTTCGATGTACCAATGATTAAAAAGTTTTTTGATGTTGACTTAACTAATAAAGAACTTCTTGATACATTAGTTTTATCAAGGCTATTTAATCCTACTCGTGAAGGTGGACATTCGCTAGAAAAATGGGGATACAAATTAGGTTTTAATAAGATTGAGTTTGAAGACTATCAAAACTATTCGGCAGATATGTTGAACTATTGTGTTCGTGATGTACAGCTTAATACTTTAGTTCTTAAAGAATTAAAAAAAGAAGCAAAAGGATTTTCAAAAGAGTCAGTATGTTTAGAACATGACATTGCTGACATAATGAAACGACAGGAGCAAGACGGCTTTAAGTTTCACGAGATTAATGCGAATCTTTTATTAGCAGAACTTAGACAAGAGATGCAGTCTATTGAAGATGAAGTGCATGAAACATTTCAACCTAAGTGGGTAGATGATAAGTTAGTTACACCTTATATTAGAAAAGATGGAGTTCTTTCTAAGAGAGGACTTACTGACGAAGAGTATGAAAGATGTTTAAACACTTCCGATTATAGACCATTTATGAGACAGACTTTACAAGAGTTTAACCTCGGCAGTCGTAAACAGATTGGTGAGTATCTTACTGACTTTGGTTGGAAGCCTGATAGATTTACACCTACAGGTCAGCCTATTGTAGATGAGAAAACTTTATCAGAGATAACTCATATACATGAAGCTAATCTTATTGCTAAGTTTTTATTACTACAAAAAAGAATAGCACAAATAGAGTCGTGGCTTGAGTCTCTTCAAGAAGACGGTAGAGTACATGGCTTTGTTATTCCTAACGGAGCTATAACCGGAAGGATGACACATAGGAATCCTAACATGGCACAAGTACCTAGTAGTTCTAGTCCGTATGGTAAAGAATGCAGGTCTTGTTGGATAGTAGAAGAAGGAAATAAATTAGTAGGTATAGATGCTAGTGGCTTAGAATTAAGAATGTTAGCACACTATATGGATGACAAGGAGTTTATAAATGAAATCATTAACGGAGACATACACACCGCTAATCAAAAACTTGCAAAACTTAAATCAAGAGATAAGGCAAAGACTTTCATCTACGCCCTCATGTACGGAGCAGGAGATGAAAAACTTGGCAAAGTGGTTGGAGGAAATACATCAGATGGTAAAAGAGCTAGACAATATTTCTTTGATAATAAACCAGAATTTAAGTCTCTTAGAGATAGAGTGCAGAGAGCAGCAGCTAAGAAGTACCTCAAGGGTATAGACGGTAGAAAGCTTTACATTAGAAATAATCATGCTGCTTTAAATACCTTATTACAAGGAGCAGGTGCTATCGTTATGAAGAAAGCATTATCTTTATTAAATAACAAACTAAAATTAAATACTATTGACTATAAGTTCGTTGCAAATATACATGACGAATGGCAAGTTGAAGTGAGGGAATCTCAGGCAGACTTTGTAGGACTTCGTGCAGTCGAAGCTATAACAGAAGCAGGAGAACATTTTAATCTTCGCTGTCCTTTAGATGGCGAATACAAAATAGGAGATAACTGGAGTGAGACACATTAAACCAAATGATAGTAGTAGAAAAGGAGACATGGCAGAGTTCTATGCAGTTACTTGGCTATGGGATAATGGGTACGAAGTTTTTAAAAACTGCGGCTGTACTGGTCCAGTAGATTTAATAGCTAGAGACAAAGATGGTAACATTAGTCTAATAGATGTTAAATGTGCTCAACCCCAACTACATAAAGAGACAGGTAACAATGTTACCAAATCTGGTAGTAGAAGCAAAGAACAAGTAAACATGGGCGTTAAGATATTACAGTTTAATTCTAAGACTAGAAAATTAAGATTTATTAATCACACATCATGAAAAAATTAGATAACTTAGTAGAGGATATTTATTCTAAGCTTTCCGTTTTAGGAGAAGGTAAGTCTCTTGATGCTAGTCCTGAAGATATAGATGCTTTAGGAGAAAGTATTAAAGAAGTTCTACATCACTGGGCTAACCCGTCTCCAAGAAGTTCTGACATGTTAAGAATGTCTAACATTGGGAAACCTACTAGGCAACTATGGTATGATTTAAAATCAGAGAATGAATCTACTGAGTCTTTACCTCCTCCGGTGTTTATTAAATTTTTATACGGACACCTACTAGAGGAAGTATTATTATTCTTAGTAAAGATTTCTGGACACGAAGTAGATAACGAACAGAAAGAGGTTACTGTTTCAGGAATAAAAGGACATATGGACTGTACTATAGACGGAGAAGTAGTAGATGTTAAGACTGCTTCAGGCTTTGCTTTCAAGAAATTTAAAGACGGAACGTTAGCAGAGCAAGATACCTTCGGCTATCTTCCACAACTTGCAGGTTACGAAGAAGCTGAAGGTACAAATAAAGGAGGCTTCCTAGCCATGAATAAAGAAACAGGAGAGTTAGCTTTATTCAGACCGTCTGACTTTGATAAACCAAATATTAAAAAGAAAATAAGAGATGTTAAGAAAGCAATAAAGCTTGACAAGCCACCTCAGAGATGTTATAATGCAGAACCAGAAGGCAGCTCTGGTAATATGAAACTTGCTAAAGGATGCGTATATTGCAGACATAAGTTTGAATGTCATTCAGATGCTAACGATGGACTTGGTCTAAGAGTATTTAAATATGCAAGAGGTTATACTTATTTAACACAAACACCAAAACCACCTAAAGTTATAGAGGTTACACATGAATGGCAGAAAAGCAAAAAGACTACGTAAACATTCTAAACAATTATTAATAAGATGGATTAGGTCTATGACTCCTGAAGGAGAAGACGCAACTAAAATTACTGCAGAAAATTTACATGAATTTTTACCAGAAGATACTCACATATTTGCTAATAATAAATTTATGGTTAGTGCTTATAGTCTCAGATGGTTCTATAAAAAAGTAAAAGAAAATCCTAATGCTACATTAGAGGAGATAATGAATGGCTCGTAGAAAACCTAGAAAGGTAAGACCTAAAGATAAAAATGCACCTAGAGGATACGATAGTTTATGGGAATATGAAATACATCAAAGACTGTTCGGAGACTGGTTACACCATTACGATACTATAAAATATAATGTTCCTAAAAAATATGAACCTGATTTTGTAAAAGTATTTGATGAAGATAAAGTTATTCTAATAGAAGCTAAAGGAAGATTCTGGGATTATGCAGAGTATAGTAAATATATACATGTCAGAGATGCGTTAGAAGATAATGCTGAACTGGTTTTCTTTTTTCAAAAACCTTTAGCACCTATGCCTCAGTCTAAAAAACGTAGAGACGGAACTAAAAGAACCCATGCTGAGTGGGCTGAAGCAAATAACTTTAGATGGTTTGATGAAGATACACTACCGGAGGAATGGAGAAATGACTCAACACAAAACAATTAATGATGTAATAATAAAACAAGAAAGAGATTTAGAAATAGAAAAAGAAAGAGACATGGTTAACAATCCTAAACATTATAATACAGGAGAGATTGAATGTATAGATGCTATTGACTCTATGTTAACCTCAGAAGAATTTATAGGATACTTACGAGGTAATTCTTTAAAGTATCGTTGGCGATTTAGATATAAAAACGGTACTGAAGATTTAAAAAAAGCAGAATGGTATGAAAAAAGACTATTAGAATTATTAGACAAAATAGAATATTACAGATAAAAATTATGGTAGAAGATAAAGTAGGACACAAACCTTATTTAGGTATTGAGATAAATTACGATAAAGAAAAAAAGCTAGACAAGTTTAGTTTAGATACATTAAGAGATAGATATTTCTGGGAGGAAGAAACACATGCACAAGAAGCTTTCGCAAGGGCTGCAGTATTTGCTGCCACCTTCAAGGGTGTTACGGATTATGAAATGGCTCAAAGACTTTACAACTACAGTTCCGATTGTTGGTTCATGTTTAGCACTCCTATACTTAGTAACGGGGGTACAACTCGTGGGCTTCCTATTAGCTGTTTCCTCAATTATGTACCTGATAGTAGGGATGGTCTATCTGCTCACTATGATGAAAACATATGGTTGGCTAGTTCAGGTGGAGGCATTGGTGGATATTGGGGAGACATTAGGAGTAATGGTATTTCTACTTCTTCAGGCAGTCGTTCTACTGGTTCTATTCCTTTCATTCACGTAGTTGATTCTCAGATGTTAGCCTTTAATCAAGGTGTTACTAGAAGAGGTAGCTATGCTGCTTACATGGATATATCTCATCCAGAGATTGAAGAGTTCATTAACATGAGGAAAGAATCTGGTGGCGATATAAATAGAAAGTGTTTAAACTTACACAACGGTATTAACATTACTAATGATTTTTTAAAAGCTGTAAGAGACGATTTAGATTGGAGATTGATAGACCCTAAAACAAATGAAGCTGTTAAAACTATAAATGCTAGAGAGTTATGGTGGCAGATTATCTATGCAAGAGCAGAAACAGGAGAGCCTTACATGATAAACATAGACAACTGTAACGATGCTTTACCTCAAGGACAAAAAGATTTAGGTTTAGAAATAAAACAAAGTAACCTATGTTCAGAAATAACTTTACCTACTAACGAAGAAAGAACAGCAGTATGTTGTTTGTCTAGTGTTAACTTAGAGCATTATGATGAATGGTCTAAAGACGATTACTTTATAAAAGATTTAATAACTATGTTAGATAATGTTCTACAACATTTTATTGAGAATGCTATTGACACATCACAACTGGGAGAATATAATGCAAACTTTAAAAGATTTAAAGGATATGTCAAAGAAGGTAAAGAAGGCTTTACAAAAGCTGCTTACTCAGCTTACAGAGAACGTTCTTTGGGATTGGGTGCGATGGGTTTTCATGCCTATCTACAATCAAACGGAATTCCTTTTGAAGGAATCCAAGCTACGGGATTCAACTATCAAGCGTTTAAACATATTAAAAAGAAAGCTACGAAAGCTAGTGAGGAACTGGCTGATATTCGTGGTGAAGCACCTGATGTATCTGGTTCTGGGATGCGTAATGCTAATCTCCTTGCCGTTGCTCCTAACGCTAGTAGTAGTATTATATGTGCTGGTACGTCTCCCTCAGTAGAACCTTATCGAGCAAACGTCTTTACTCATAAAACTTTATCAGGTTCTTATCAAGTAAAAAATAAATACTTAGAAAAAGTTTTAAGAAGTAAAGGATTGAAAGGAGAAGAACTTGACAACGTTTGGAAAGACATTGCCGGTAAAAACGGTTCAATACAACATCTGTCTATGTTAGACGATACTGAAAAAGAATTATTTAAAACTGCAAATGAGATAAATCAAATATGGATTATTGAACATGCCCATAAAAGACAAGAGTTTCTTTGTCAGAGTCAGTCAATAAATTTATTTTTTGTGTTACCGAAAGCCACTGAAGAACAAGATGCTCACGATACATATATGCAATATGTAAATGATGTTCACTGGTACGGTATGCATAATTTAAAATCACTTTATTATTTTAGGTCTGATGCAGCTAGAGCAGCAGAGAATGTTAATATAAAAGTTCCACGAATAAAGCTAGATGATGTGGAATGTATAGCTTGTGAGGGATAATATGAAACACAGTATAGCAATGTTAATAGTTAGTATACTAGGTATTGGTGGAATACTCTATACAACTATCATAAATGCAGAAGTGTCTGGGTACGGAGACGTACATGGTTGTGGAGGTGAATGTTACAAAGAATATACTGTAAAGTATGGTACATTTACAGAACAACTAGAAGCAAAAAGAGTTGCAATGCAAACAGAAACACCTGCTGATAAAGGTGCTAAGATATATGTTAACTGTAATATGTGTCACGGCATGAAAGGAGAAGGAGGTATTGGACCGAAACTATCTGGCAGTACGTCTATTGTAAAAATGTTAATGCAATATAAAAACGGAGAAACTAGAGGTGCACAGTCTGCTCTTATGTGGGGTCAAGCTGCTAACTTATCTTCTGAAGATATGAAAAATTTACAAGCTTACATTGATACTTTATGAAACCAAGACATGTTAAGAGATTTGAAGATTCTTTATCTTATCCAGAGTACACTGAAGAAGATAAAAAGAAAGGTATGAATAATAAAGACTTAGACTTCATGGCAGAAAAGCCTTTACTCTGGGCAGTAATAATACCGTCTATTTTTGTAATTGGTATAGGATTGTTACCTTTCATTACAATGCTAATTTTTTTTGACAAACCAGAATTTCTTAAACCATAAGGAGGTAATTATTATGAAATGTTGGCACTGTAATACAGAATTAATTTGGGGTGGAGACCACGATATTGAAGAAGAAAACGAAGAGTTTACAATGGAAACAAATTTAAGCTGTCCTAATTGTAGAGCTTTTGTTGTAGTTTATTTACCTAGAGGAGAAAATTATTATGACTAAATATTCAGGAGCACTATTGTATAAAGCTCTAGAAACAAAATACAAAGCAGAAAAAGCAGAAGCTAAAGCTAACCTTGAAGTATTTTTTGAACACAAAGTAGCCGTAGCAGACCACCCTAATGTTGTCGAGTCTATGGATAAACTTATAAAAAAATATTCGAGTGCTTCAGAAAAATTAGAAATATTACAGGAGGATTTTTAATGAGCTTATTAGGAACAAGAGATTACTACAAACCATTTGATAACCCATGGATGTTTGATTACTATGTATTACAAAATCAAATGCATTGGATGCCGGAGTCTGTACCTTTACATACAGATGTTAAAGATTGGCAAGAGTTATCTAATACTGAAAAGAACTTATTAACACAAATATTCAGGTTGTTTACACAGTCCGATGTAGATGTTGGTTCTGGTTATATAGATAGATACATGAGAATATTTAAAAAACCAGAAGCAAGAATGATGATGGGTTCATTTGCTAACATGGAGTCTATACACCAACATGCTTATAGTTTATTGTTAGATACTGTCGGTATGCCTGAGATAGAGTACAAAGCTTTTTCCGAATACGAAGAGATGTCTAACAAACACGAGTACATTAGTAATTTGAAAACAACTAAAAGAGATAAAGAAAGTATTGCAAAAACTTTAGCAGTGTACTCAGCTTTTACTGAAGGACTACAACTGTTCAGTAGCTTTGCAATCTTGTTAAACTTTCCAAGGTTCGGTAGAATGAAAGGTATGGGTCAGATAGTTACCTATTCTATTAGAGATGAGTCAATGCATGTTGAAGCCATGACAAAACTTTTTAGAGAGTTTATTCAAGAGAACATAGAAATATGGACTGACAAGTTTAAAAAAGAATTATACGATATATGTAGACACATGGTAGAACTTGAAGATAAATTCTTAGACTTAGTGTTTGATATGGGAGACATACAAGGATTAACTAAGAAAGATATGTATGCCTATAATAGATATATAGCAGATAGAAGACTGCTACAACTAGGACTCAAAACAAACTTTGACCAGAGGGAGAATCCGTTAGGTTGGTTAGATGAAGTTATGGGAGTTGAACATCAAAACTTTTTTGAGGGTCGTGCTACTTCATACATGAAGGCAGGATTAAGAGGAAGACAAGACCAGATAACTTTCGCATCCATGGAGGAGAATAATGGCGAAGAAGAAAGAAGCTAATATAATAAGTTTTAAAGTAGTGCTTACTGCTAACAACGATATTGTTACGGAGTTAAGTATGCTACCGGTAGAAGAAGTAGATAAGGTATTTAAAACTAGAGACGAGAATGAAATAGTTAAGACTATCCTACAGGCAGGAAAAAAGAAATTTTCCACCTTACATAATTATTTTCAGAGTGAACTAGATTTTATAAAGTAGTTCTTATAGTGCTGTAATTGAAGCATACATTACTGTCATTGTTATCCAGAACAGGATACAGAGGACACAGAAATCCTCGCCATTGCCATTTTTCACTAGCTTTTTTTACCTCCATAAGCATTGGTTAAAATTATTTTGAATCTGTTTGTTTTAGCTTGTCATAGCTTCTCATTCCTGCAATTCCTAACATGCCGGTTAGAAGTGGCATCATTACACTAGCATCAGCTTGTGGTATATCTATACCAAAACCTTTTGCTATTGGTGAGATTAAAAAGTTAATAGCTAATCCGGCAACACAAACATAACCTGTTAGTGGTCGCCATGAAGATTGAAACCAATTACCTTTAGCTTCAAGTTTATTTATTTCTACCTGTGCTAGATTAGCCTGATGAAATAGTGTTTTTAGTTCGTGGTCAAGTTGGGCTTGTAAGTCTTTATCTTTTACTAGCTTACCAACTAAATTACTCACTGGTTTTATTAATGTTTCAAACATCTTTTGCCTCCAATATTTTTCTAAGTTTTTCTGCTTTCTCCATAGCTGAGTCAGCATGTAAATCTTGGTCTACAACTTTTTCAAGTTTTATAGAATCTATTTTTTGATTGGGAATATACCTCCATGTATATCCATCATCTGAGTATACCCCGAATACAGTCTGGGTAAACCCTATTTTAATTATCATTGCTACTTGTCCATCGAGAATAACTTTGTCTCCTTCTTTAAAAGAGTTGCTAAGTCTAAAGGAAGCACCTTTTACAAAAGACATAGACCAGTCTTTCACAGCTAGACCAGTTAGCAAAGTTATTATAAAGCCGATAGCCTCGACATAGTATTGTTCTAAGTCCATATTATTTTATTTCAGGGTCAAAGTCTATAGTTCTTTCTAGAGCTTTATTAACTTGCTCAATAACATATTCAGCAACGTCTTGTTCTTTTCTCTCTAGTTTTTTTTCTACAGAATTTGTAAAGTATGTATCTAGTAAAGCTTCATAGATGTTTCTAAAGTCTTCTCGCCTTATCCAAGGCTCGTCACCTTTGGTTCTAGCTTTACAATCTATTCTATATGCTTCGTCTAAATCTCTTTCTCTGTATAATATCAACATTAGTAGCTCCAAATACGAGGAGTGGCTCGTGAGTTATCCATATCTATATGAATAAATCTTGAAGCATGGTCTCCTTTTTGTGCAACTCCTATCCTATTAATACCCTCTTCCAGAGCTATTTTAACGAGTGTCATGGCTTGTTCTCCGTTGACTAGTATATCCATAGCCTTACCAGAAGAATGAGCTCCGGGAGAGCTCTTTTTAGCTTCTATGGGGTGTTCTGGAGAACGATAAGCACTGCTTACTTTGAAAGGGAAACCACAACGTTCTCTAATCCTTTCAACTGTCTGCATAAATGCCCAGTCCATATCACATAGACCAGTGTGTTTGCATTTAAGTTCATCTTCTGTAAAGTATTTATACATTATTTGGATGCAATTAATTTTTTAGATTTTAAATCGTTTATATTACCGAGAAGAATATTAGTTTTAGCACCTTCTCCTTCTCCTCTACCTACTCTGGTTTTGTAGTTTCGTATCTTTTTAAATTGATTACTTAAAAATCCTTTTAGCCCTCTGGTATATTCCATTTTTAAATATCCATCTTCATCCCACTCAGGTCCATAATATTGCCTTGGATTATTAGATAATTTAGCATCATTAAAATTAAACTGGTCTCTAAAATAAATATCTCCGTTGTCTTCAACCGCTATACTTCCTTGTCCAAAAGTATATTGTAAAGAACGTGCAGGGTTGTTTATAAGTTCAAATGGATTATCTCTTACAGTGGAAGTTCCTCCTGCACCAAAATCTCTCCAATCATCATAATCAACAACAAATTTATCTTGAGAAATATTTCTCATTACTATATTTTTTAAAAGTGTAAACTCTTCTTCACTGAAATCTTTTTTAGTTATATTTTCTTCTTCACCAAAAAAACTTTGTGTTAATTTATCTGCCCTATCTTTAGTAAAAATATTTCTAAGAAAATCATATTTAGTATCTGAAGCTAGTTGTCTTGCTGCTAAAGGTAAAATTCCAGTATAAAATTCTTCATCATCTTTGTGTATAGCTTCAGCTTCTTGACCTCTATTTCTGTAAGTTTTTTTTATCTCTTTTAATTTTTTTAAATCTTCTTGTGGTATTTCTCCAGCTTTAACAAACTTTTTTTCAGCATCAGACATAGGAGGTGCACCTAAACTAGGCATAGGAATAGAGTCATCATTTCTATTTATAGGTGTAGGCACAGTAATAGAGTCGTCATTTCTATTTATAGGTGTAGGCATAGGAATAGAGTCATCATTTCTATTTATAGGTGTAGGCATTTCTACACGTTTCCTAGGTTTTATTTTTAGTTCTTCTAAAGGTACTACTTTTATTTCTTCCCTAGGTACAGGAGGAGGCATTGTTATACGTTCTTTTATTTCTGACTTTACAACTTTTTCAGGTATGTTTAGTTTAGCACCAGCAAAAATTAAATCAGGGTCTTTTATTTTTTTATTAGCCTTTAATAATTCTTTAACGCTAGTATCAAATCTCACGGCTAACTCTGATAAAGTATCGCCTTTCTTAATAGTGTAGCCTCCTTTCTTAAAGCCTAATCTTTCCATTTGTAAATCAGTTTTCATTCTTCTATAGCATCGTCAAGTTTTTTTAAAAAGTCTTTATTAGCTTTTTTTCTTTGTTCTAGTCTAGCTTTTTCAAAATTTCTTTCTACCAATCTTTTTGCAAACTTTCCTTTAACTGCTTCTCTAACTGGTAATTTATCAAAAACACTTACTACGTCTTCGCTTATATCAATAGCATCATAGCCTCTGGATTTTAAAAATTTTCTATGTGTATCTGTGGTTACACTTAAATAATTATGACGAGGTTTTAATAGTGTTTGAAAATCAAGCAGCTCAGTTCTGAACTTGTTCATGTTTTTATTATCGTTAGTTTTTTTTGCAAAGTCAATAAGTTTTTGTCTAGTTACTATTTCTTTCTTTATAGCATCTGACATTTCTTTAGTAGGTTTAGCAGGATTGTATATTTTTTTAACAGCTTTCTTGAATACTGCATTATCTACTAAGTTTACAAATCCTGACGAACTTCCTTTAGAACCTATTAGCCCATACATAGTAGCTGTAGTAAGCCCTTCGTCAGTAGGTTTAGCTATATAACTTCCTGCTTGAACTGCTCCTCCTACACCTCTATCAACATCAGATGATATTTCTTTTAATTTTAAAGGACTGCCGTGATAATAGTCGGTAGGTTTAATTTTTTTAATAGAGCTTTCGCCTAAATTCTTTATGAAATTATAACCTGATTTACCAAGACCTGCAATTACTTTAACAGTATTTCCACCTACTAATAATTCAATAACAGGTGCACTAGATTGTAATGACCCACTTCTAACACCTCCCCTTCTTTCTATTTCAGAATCTAGTCTAGCTTTTTCTTCGTCAGCTAAACCGCCTTCATTTAACGGTAGTCTATTTAATAAAGGAAAGTCTTCTAATACTAAACCAGAATAAGGTTCGCCAGTGTAAGGATTTACTCTATCGGCTGGATTTTCTTTAGTAAAAGGTATGTCTTCTACTCCTTCTACTAAACCTCCTTCAGTAAATAAAGGTCTTGGTATTATTTCGGGTTCTTCTTTTTTCTTACCAGAGGCAGTAAAGCCCATAGATTTATCTGCATCTCTAGCTAATTTTTGTAATTCTTTAAATGCTTTTGGATTTGTTGACCTTAAAGCTGCAATACCGGGTACTTTATTAATTAATAAAGATGCTGGTCCATTCCAATCTTCTAATATAAACATTAAATCAGATACTGCTGGTCCAGTCAATCTTTGAACAGTAGCTTTTATAAAGTTATCAAATTGTTTTTGTTCTTTTATTCTAATACCATATTCAGTTGGTCCAGCTAAACCTGTCCTCATAGCAGCATCTTTTATTTCCTCAAATAAAGTAGATTCACCTTCTTCTATTTTTTCTAAATTCCCTCCTCTACTTCTAAGTGTATTACCAAACATTGCAATACCTACCATAGTCACAACACCTGCTCCCATCTGACCAGTCTTACCTATAGTTCTATGTCTTACATCTTTATTAACTTCTCTTAATGCATTTTTTATTACTGTATTACCAAATGCAGTAGGGAAACCCATTAAACCAAAAGCCCATCTAGTTCCCGGCATTGAATGCCATAACGGTTTTTGATTAGCTGCAGCAGTTGGGTTCATAATAACTTCGTCTACATATCTAGCTGCACTAGGCAGTAAACTTTCGTTATAAAATTTACTTGTATTTTTTCCACCAGCTTGAACCCATTTAATACCAGCAGTGACATCTACTCCTAATTCTTTTAACTCATTTTCTAATCTAATTTTTCGTTTAGGAGATAATTTTTTTGCAGAACGAATACTTCCTGCTATAACTTTATCAGTTGCTAATTCATATAGGTTATCGTATATTTTTGATTTACCTACATTAAAAGAAGTTAGCTGTACAAATCTTGTCCAGTCATGTAATAAATTATATTTAAAAAATGTGTTCTGTGCACGAGTAGCTCTTCTACTAAAACCTTGACCAAACATTGCCAAAGCTCTATCTTCAGATGCTGCACCTACGGCTCTATTAAATCTATTTAGTTCTCGCATTGCTTCAGGTCTAGCATCTTTTAGTTCTTTAGTCCAAACATCATTCCACCACATCTTGCGATAGTCATTAGCTGTTTCCCAAAGTATTCTTACACCTCCTTTGTCTATACCAGACTCTGTTGTGCCTTTTTGAAAACCTTTTTTACCTGCACCTCTAACTAAAGGAACTGCAACTTCTGACAAACTTGTAACCGTAGCAAGTGGAAGTAATGCTAATTGATTACCAACAAGAGCTACATCATTAAAAAATGTTCCTATCGCACCTTTAGGTCGACTTATTTGACCTGTAGTAACTAAATACAAATCTTCTAATTGTGATAACTCGTTTGAAGTTAAATCTTTATCAAGTTTATTTAATCTTTCTCTAATAGGGTCTGTATGTCTCATTTTAAATTCAGCTAAATCTTCGCCAAATAATTGTTTTCTTCTAATAAAACCAGCAGATTGATGTACATAATTTGCCAATAAATTTTCTACACTACCATCAAGATAATCAGAAATAACTGCATCATTAAGTTTACTTAATTTTCTTTCTTTTGTTAAAGCAGGAGTACTTTTAAAAAATGCTCTTTTTAATGTTGCACCTACTTCACCTTTACCAACAGTTGCAAGTTCAAGAAAAGATTGATTAGCAGTAGAAGCGGGGTCAACTAAATCTTCTAACAAATTAATTATTTGGTCTTTACTTGTAGTACCATCAACCGTTTTACCTAATTTAGGATACTTAGCTTTTAATTCTTTTATTAGTGCACCTTCAACTCCATTGTTTTTAAAATTATCAAGTTCATCTTGAACTTTATTGTATCGCCAACCTCTAGGTAAATACTTGTCTATCTTTCCAATTTTTAAACCTTTACTAATTGCATCGTTTCTTATTTCTGTCATTACAGACCTAATACCATTACCAGCCGTAATAATTTCATCTAAAGTATTTTCAGTAACTTTAAAAGCATCAACAATATTTACCCGTTTACCATCTACATTTATAGTTTTTCTACCAGTTCTTAAATAATAAGCTAATGCATCATTTGTTTCATTAGATATTCTTTGATAAGAGCCATAACTTTTTTTAGTTTTTTCTAAATCTTCGTAACCAAAATATTTTTTAACTTTTCCGGGTACTTTAAAAAATGCATCTCTTGAACCAACTGTAGGTTTATCAATCTTTCCTTTTCTATATAGTGGGTCTAAGAAAGCTGTCAGTTTTTCAGTTCTAAGACCAATATCATTATTTACTAACTCATAATAACTTCGTTCTGATACTGGCATTTTAGCATCAAACCCTGCTGCCGACATACTTCTATCAGTGTCATATCTAAAAATTTTTATTAAGTCATCCAAACCTTTGTCAAGTTTCATTTTTTCAATAAATCTAGAGGTTGGTTTTTCTATTAATTCTCTAGTTACAACACTTATACGTTTGTTTATTGGATGTACAACATAATCGGCAATAGAATCTACAACATCGTCACCATAATCGAAGATACCCATTTTATAATCTTCACCACCATCAATACGATTAGCTCGTCTTTGTTGGACAGAATCATTAAATTTATTATAACCTTTAGAAGCTCCGATACCCACTCCTCTAATAACTGCAGGTAAAGCAGCACCTATCGCACCAGCACCTAATGTTTCACCAAGACTATAATTATTTCTTCTATCAGTGTTTATATCAATATTTTGTGTAGTTGCATTATTAGTACTACCATATAAAAAACCCTCAGTACTCGCTAAAGCAGTCTGAGTTGTTTTACTTAAAGGTTCTTTTAGTTTTTGACCGGGAAGTTTAGATATGCCTTTAGCAGTTGCTTCTGCTATTTCTTTATTAGTTAACTTTTTTAATCCTAATTGAACAGCTTTACTACCAGCTAACCTTGTTGCTGCTGATGCACCTCCTGTCCAAGGAACAAATAACATACTTGCTATTACTGTAGGGTCAGTTATAACATCTCCTGCTATACTACTTATGCCACTAACCCATTCGCCAAAACCACCCATATCAGCATTATCAAATTTACTTCTTAAATATTGATAGTCTCTTTTTTGTTGGTCAGTAAATTTTTTACTTTGAGATAGTACTGATAATCCATCTGCTAAATTATAATCTGCACCTCTAAAATACGAAAATAAATCTGATACTGAATCTCCTTCACCTATAGATTTTAAAAATCTTTCAGTAGTTTTATTAAACTCTTCATTTTTTCTTAAATCAGATAAATTATATTTTTTTCTAGAAGCATTGTAGTCAATGTTTCCATATGAGATACCTCCTAGTGATGTATCTTTATTTAATAAATCTCTAGTGTTTGTCATTTTTAAAAAGTTTTTTCGTCAGCAAGATACCATTTGTATGATATAATTTCTTCTTGGTTATTGACTACAGGCTTAGTTGCAAATGTAAGTTCATAACCTTGTTCTTCATCTCTTTGAATATATTCTTTTCCTTCACGTGGAATAAAATTTTGATTATCACCATTTTCATCTTTGTAACCTGTATTGATTTGTTGCCATTCATTTTCATTTAAGTTAGAAACATATGTATCTGCTGTTTCTGGTAGTATTGGCAGATTAACAACATCTGGATTTACATACTGTACTGTACTTGCATAACGACCTGTACTCCAAACATCACTTAAAAGACCAAAACCAATCAAGCCAGATTTATTTTCATATTCTTCTGATGATTCTGGTATAATTCCTGCTATCTGGTCTTGAATAGCTTGTTTCAAAGCTTCTGCTTCATCTAAATCATATTTGTTTTGATATTTAACAGAGCTTTTTATAACATTAGTTATGAATATATGAGATTGAAAACTCGAAGCATCTTCTGTGCCATCATCACTAAATTTAAAATCTCCAGATATAAATTTTAAAGCATCTGACAAATTATTATCTTTAGCTATCATCATTTGAATTTGTGAGGATATATTAAATCTCTTATCATCATCCTTGACTTGGTCTGATATATTTGTTATTTCCTCTCTACTAACACCATAAACAGAATCATGTATATCTCTTTGCCTAACAGTTAAATAATCTGTAGGGTCATCCACTCCTCTTTTTTTAAGTTGTTGTACATAAGTAAAAGTATTAGCAAATCCTTCAATGTCAGCTTCTTGAAGTGTTGACAACCCCGGAAATCTATCTATCTTAACACCATTTGCATAAGCATCTATTAATTTTTCTTCGGTTATAGGATTAGAAGAGTCTCTAAAATAATTTTGTATTTCGTTTTGTTTATCTTTTAAATCTTGTGTAGTAGTAGTAAAAGCATCAAACATTTCTAATCCAGTCAGAGCTGTACTTTTTCCTTTTAAAACTGCCCTATTTCTAGCCATTACATCACCTACTATAGTATCGTTTTCAGCTACTAAGTTATCTTGTGCTTCTCTAGTAAGTCTTGATTCTTCTAATGCTCCCTCTAGTTCAATTTTTTTACTTGAGCCTGTACCAAATATTCCATCAAACATATTGGCAAGTACAGATTTTTTAGTTGGGTCATCTCTTAATTGATTTCTAGCAGCTAGATATTCAGCTTTAGCTGCATCATTATATTGACTAAATGTAGGCATTGTAACCACTGGACTTTTAGATTTAGCTAAAATAAATTCTTCTGCTAGTTTTCTTTTATCATTTAATGTATCCATAAATAATTGTTTAGAGTCTTCGTTTAAATCCCTAGTTCCCGCTAAAGTATTATAAGGATTAGTTCCTAAAGCAAGTTGCATATTTGGGTCTTGATTAAAAAATTCTATAGATTTAGTATTTAAATATGCTTCTTTATCAGCTTGATATTGTTTAAACTCTGCTCTGGCTTTTATATTTTCTTGAGAGTTATAAATATCTCTATTAGTTTGAAAAATATCTTGATATTGGTCTTGTAAATCAGTTAAGTTATTAGTTAAGTTTTCTTGTAAACTTTGCTGTTTACCTGTAAATCCTGAAAGTAAAGCAGAAAGAACTAAAGCTTCGTTCCTATCTCTACTACTAACTTTTCTTCTTCTAGCTAGTAATGAACCAGCTACTTCGCCAAATCTAGAACCATCAAAAATACTCATTCTATTCCTCTGTTTGTTTTGTCAGTAAGCTCCTAATCTCAGGACCTTGTTCTTTTATTTTATCTAATAAATTTCTAGGTAAAACATCTTCTCTAATGTTAAGCTCTTTATCTTTACTTACTTCTTTTTCATTTGTTAACTTACTTACAGCACTTTTAAATTGTGCTAAGTTTTCACTCATTTCATCTTCGTCTTCTTCTTCAATATCGTTAGGTTCGATATTGTACTCTATTCCTGCTTCTGAACCTAAAGACATTATAGTATACATAATTGGCTCTACTAATAATAACATTGTATCGGGATTTATGTCACCTTGAAAAAATTTTGCATATAATACTGCAGTAGTAATATCAGTAACTGCCATACCTTCTGTTAAACTAGCAATAACAAGTTTAACTTTTTCAGTGTCTAATAGCTCTGTAGTAATTGCTGTTAAAGCTTCTCTAGGATTAGAATACTTTGCAGGTTTTTCCCACGCATACGGAGCACTAGGGTCATTAGTTAATGATTGACCCGGCATGGAAGTTCCTTTCGTTTTTAATGAAACTAATTCATCAAAATCTAGTTGATTAAAATTGTTTTTTGCCTTAATAACAGTAGGTTCATTTTCTATTGCACCTACAAACTCAGATATATCTATACCAGAATCAACAACATCATTTACACTTCTTTCAATAGCTTCTGATAAATTTCTTGTTATAAATTTTTTCATTGGTTTTACTTTTGCCATTATGCCACCTGAATTGTTGGTTGACTAAATAATTGATTACTTACAGCATTAACATCGCCTGAACCAAAAGTCATATGTGAGTAAGCATCATTTAAGTTTATATTAGCCTCTCTATAAATTGCTTGAACTTCTTGAAGTTGATTACCGTATTCTTGTTGAGCATATGCTGGGTCTCCTACATATTGGTCATCTGCCATTCTTTCAGATATAGCTCCTTGAGCAGCACCTACTAATAAGGTTTCACCGACTTCTAGTCCTTTGTCTACTATATTTTCTGGACTAAAAGATTCTTTTAATCTTTCTCCTGCATCTTTAAAACCACCAGCTATTTTTTGTCCTAATGTAGGGTCAGTGCTTCCGTATTTAGCAAAGTTTTGACTCATTGTTATGGACTCTTGTACACTTTTAGCAGGAGCAATTACTGAAGTATCAATACCCGGTTTGGTAAATGTTACAGACTGAGCTGGAGCTCCCGCCTTCATTATCTGATTAGGATAAACGAAGGTTTCACTTGGAATATTAGTAGTAGCAGTAGTCGTTACCCCTGTAGGAGATAGAGAATCCAATGGATTAATATTAGGGTCTATAGAAAACTTACTTACTTCAGTTGGGTCAAATTGAAAGTCAGGTTGTGGCATTGCATATTTAGAACCTTCTGCAGTAGCTGTAGTAATGTCTCCAGAAACATCGATAGTTGGAGCAGCATCAGTAACAGGAATGTCAGGAACATCTGCTCCCATAGCATCTAATTTACCTCCGACAGTATCTGCTTTAAAATCTGTAGCTCCTCTAGCAGTTTTAATTGCTTCACCAATCTTAGCAAAAGCAGCTCCTGTAGCACTACCAAATGCAGCACCTTTTAATACATCTTTAAAATCTCCACCTGAAAGTAAAGCTCCAGCACCACCAGTGATAGCACCAGTAACAGCTCCAGCAGCTACAGCCGGTAAAGCAGCTATTGCAGGTACAAACATAGGTAAGGTAACTGCAGCAGCTATCATTAATCCCATCCGTACATATTTATTTTTAGTTAGTTTTTTTACCCCTCTACCTACTTCTCTTACAACTTTGGCTACACCTTTAACAGATTTTTTAACTATTTTAGCAACTTTACTAACTTGTTTTTTTACACCGCCAACTACTTTTTTACCGGCTTTTTTTATTTCATCAAATATTCCCATTATATTCTCCTATGTCCTCTCGTATGTTATATCGCCTATTATTGCACCTATTAAACTTTTTAATGCTCCAGTATTTTTGTAACTTTCTGGGTCACTTGCAAGAGCTGTATTAACTAAAGCAGCTATTCTTTCATTTTCATTTTCAGCACTTCTAAAATCATAGTCAGCTTGGTCTCTTAATTCTTGCCATAAAAAAGCTTGAGCTTGAGTACTAAGATTAAAAGCATTCTGAGCATTCTGTAAATTAACTGCATTTTGTGCTGCAGTGTTTGCAGTATTAGCTTGTCTTCGCCATTGTATATTACTAGCTTCAACAGCAGCAGCATTCTGTGAATTCCATTGATTTCTAGCAAAATCTTGATTCGCATTAAACTGGTCTACTTGAGTTGCTAACTGAGCATTTAACCTATTAGCATCAGCTATTCTATTTGCATTTCTAGCAGCAGCAGCATTAGCTTGAGTAGCATTGAATTGTGCAGTTGCATTTCTTTGAGTAGTATTAAACTGTTCCATTTGTGCTGCTAGGTTAGCCATAAATTGTTGAGTTTGATTTTCACTAGTAGCATTAAACTGTGCAGCAGCATTACTAGCAGCTTGATTAGATAACATTCTTTGTTGTTCTTGTTGAGCTTTTAATACATTTGTTTGTTGAGTAGTATTTAAATTAGCTAAATCAGTTTGTAAAAAAGCTTTAGCATTTTGTATTGCTAATCTTTCGTTCATACCTGCTTCTGCTAAATTAGCTTGTGATTGCAATACTGCATTTTGTATTATAGCTTGTTGTGCATTTGTTGCATCGGTAATTGATACTGTTTGAAAAAATCTACTGTTAGCTAACTCTGTTTGTTGGTCAGCATTAAACTGAGCCATATTTAAACTAAATACATTTTGAGCATTTTGTAATGCTGTTTGTTGTCTTAACTGAGCATTAGCTAAAGATTCTTGACTTATTAAAGTTTTTTCTTGAGCTACTGATTGTTGAATAGCTTGAGCATTTGCTTGAGCTAATGGTACTGCTGATTGTATTATAGCATTTACTAAATTATCTCTACCAACTGTAGAAGCTTCCAAACCTCTTTGTGCTAACATTTGTTCTACTGCTGATACTGCAGGTCTTGCCCATGTAGGTATTTCACCGCTTTCGATACCTTTTAATAAAGTATCCATTTGATTACTAATTAATGCTTCTTGAGGTAAACCTTCAATAACACCTCTTTGTGCTTCAGTAAAATCAGTTAATCTATCTTCTAATGCTTCTGGATTATCTCCTAATTCAGTAATTGTTGCTTCGTCTAATCCGGCAGTTCTTAATTGTTTTTTAGCTCTAGTAACTCGTGCTAATGTCGTGCCACTTGCTTGAGCTGCAGTGGCTGTTGCTTGTGGGCTTAGTTGACCAACTACTCTTTGAGCTACTGCTCCTTCTTTAACTTGTACTTCTGCAGGGTCAATTGTAGGTATTTTTTCTACACCAGCAACTTTAGCTATAGCATCATCAGTTACTTGAGTTTGAGCAGCAGTTATTGTCGGAGCTTGTGCAACTTGAGCAGGTTGCATTGTAGCTGCAGGTGCAACTGTTGGAGTTTGTGCAACTTGTAAAGTTCCTACAGTGCTTACTGGCTCTTGTGGAACTTGGCTAACTATAGTTTCTCCTACACCTGTAGGTGCAGCCATAGTAGTACTTTGCTGTTGAAGACTAGTATCTACTTGTTGTACATCAGGTATTTGACTAGCAGCAGAAACTTGTCCTGCTTTAGCTTTTTCTAATTCAGCTCTATTAGCTGCTTTTTGTTGTTCTGTCATTGCCATATTAGCTCCAGTATTTGATTTTATTTGTGCTGCTGCTATTTCACTTGGTTTAGGTGATTCGTTTAAATTTACAGTTTGAATATTCCCAGATGAATCTGGAAAACTTATCGTAAAATTACCACTATAAGCATTAGCAAGTTGTTTACTAAAATCAGTTCCATAGCCACCGCTACCTCCATATAACTTTTGTCTTGGACCGTCTTTAGAAACTTGACCACCTTTGCGATAGTCTTGACGTTCAGAACTAGTACCTGCTCTTTTGTACTTTTTCTTCATATACTATTTTACCTTAATTCAAACAGTTTGTCAAGCTTTTCATCTAATTTATCTAATCTATCTACTAAGTCTTTCATAACTGCTCTGGACTCACTTTTAGTAACATAGTCTCTAGCTATTTCTTCTCTAGTTTTATTTAACAAAATATCAACACGTTTATTTTCTTGAGAGTTTTGTCGAATGTTGTAGAGTATTGGAGCTAGGACTAATGTTATAAAAGCATTCCAAATCAGATACGAAGATAGTTCCATATTAGCCTACCTGTTTAGTTTGAACTGT